TTATTCAAACAGTTTGTATTCGCTGAAAGTGATCACTTCCTTTCCAACAATCGCATTAATTTCTTTCAAGCGTTCTTGTAGCGGAATAATCTCATTGACAAAAAACACCTTAGTCGCTTTTTCTACGTCACCAAAACCACCCGTATTATTCGGGATAATCCCCATCAATTGCGGAGGTACACGGTGGGCTGCCAACACATCATCACGACTTGCATTTTTTATATTAAGAAATTCATCTTTGGCAATCGCATCGGAAAGCGGAATAACCTGTAACCCCTCTTTCTTACCATTCGGGATATAGATAAACAAATTTTTAAAATTGCCCGAGCCTTTGGTTTGTCGAATTTGCTCTTTAATTGCATCAATATCGTCTTTGTTTTGAGTAGGATCCGTTAAATAGATTATCGACCCGGCATGCGCTCCATTGAGATAATATTTTCGGCGGAATAATGTCGCACTCTCATTTAAAAATGCAGACTGTAATGCCGCCAAATATTCCGGCACACCATAAATTTCCTGATTAATATCAGGATTAACCAAGTTGAAAACAGAACCTTTTGCAAACTCATGTTCATCAAAGCCGTTCACCACTTGATAAAATACACCCTGCTCTACACCAACCCGCATATACTTTGCCAGTGGTGCATTTAATGCCATCACATTGCCAAAACGATTACGTTTGATTTCAATGTAGGCATTACCGAAAACCAAATAATCTTGCACCAATTTTTCCAACTGGGTGCGGGGCAAAAGTACGGTCGTTTTACAGGTTGAAAGCAAAATATTTTTCTTCACTGTGATCGCACTTTGATGATGTGCCGAGGCGTTCAATGCTTTAGAGAGATAACTCAAATTAATCGGTGGATTGTAATATTTTTGATACATCAACACCGGCTCAAAATAATTGAGGATGTCCGCACGATCAAGCACAGGAATCGGCTCACCAAAACTAAAGGCTTCTACGTTGGAATGTGAAGAAAGTGCGGTCGTTTTTTTACGTGATTTTTTCATTATTAAATCCTATTCAAAGGTGAAAATTGTGGTTTGGCTGCCGGCAACATCGCCACCGGAACCATACGGAACGTTCAAAATACAGTTCATAATCGCCCACGATAAATCGCCGTGGCTTGCTTCTTCCGAACGGTCGGAAACATAAGTGATCCTGCCAGTGCCGGTGGTGCGTTTTTTCACTGTCATAAAACTGGTGATAATTTCTTTGCCGTCAAATTTAAGGCGGCGTTTCTGAATCAGGTTTTGCGTTTTCAGCACCATTTCATTTTTTAGGTCGGCGTTATAATCCAACCCTTGCGCCATCGGGTAAAATTTCTTCACCTCTTGATACACGCCCGACCCCATTCCCGTTTTATCAATCACAATACGGGTGACGTTATAATCATCACAAAATTGTTTGATTCGATTGGCTTGCGCCTCATAATCCATACCGTGAAAGGTTTGCCAATGCAGCACACGATAGTCGCCCCCTTCCACTTTAGGCGGAGCAACAATGGCGAGTGCCGCACGGTCGCCGGTAAATGCCGGGTCATAACCAAGCCATACTTCACGATTCCCAAAGAGACGTTTCCATTCGGGTTTATAATCCGTCCATTCTTCCCAACTATCCGCTTGACACAACTGCAAATCAGCAAATTTAAAGGCAGAACTATCATCATCAGCAAATTGACACAAAAACAACTGCTCAAACTCTTCTTTGCTGTTTTCTGCAATCAAATCATCAATATTAAACAGGTCGCAGCCGCCTTCCATCGCATCATAAATGCTGACAATCTGTTTCCATTGGCGATCGGCACACAATTTCCCACTTTTTAAATTTTCGTGTGAAATATCAATATCCACTTTTTCTGATTTTGCTCGATTACGATTAAAGGCTTTGCCGGAAAAAAACGCATAAGCGGGGTGTGCAATGGTTGTTGGCGTGGAAAAGTAAGTTTGACGATACATCTTTTGCGCTGCCATACCCGATGCCACTTTCCTCATCACATCAAATTTCGGCACCCAAAACACCTCATCAAAATACAAATTGCCGTGATAGGATTGGGCGGTGGCAGAATTTGTCCCGAGGAAAATCAATTCTGCCCCATTGGGCAATTTGATGGTTTCCCCTTTTAAATCGACATCAGCGGTTTGCTTGGCATAATTCACAATGTAAGAGCGAAATTGAAGTGCCTGTTTTTTACTGGCAGAAAGAAAGATTTGGTTATGTCCCGTTGTCAGTGCATCAACGAATGCTTCATGCGCAAAATAATAAGTCGCCCCAATCTGACGACTTTTCAAAATATTGCGGATTCTATGTTCCTTTGCTTTATGCCATACCCGTTGATAATTAAACATCCCCTCAAGAAAACCATTTATCAACAATTCTTCTTGTTCTTGGTCTATCGCATTTTGCTCCGATTTCTTGCGTTCACCTTTGTTGCGATTAGCAAGTTTCGGGTTCAAATCCACTTCATTACCCTCACCAAAGGAATATTTTTTCACCCGTGCCATACGCTCCATTTGACGACCGAGTAAATCAATTTCTTTATAATCTGCCCCACTCTTATTTTCTTTCAGAATGAGCAAGTTCAAACGGCTTTCCAATGTCAGTTCCACCCGCCCGACTGGCGCAAAATCATCCCATTTCTCACGTTCTTTCCAACTGGAAATCGTTGATGTCGGAATAGTTAATTGACGTGATATTTCCGCAATTTTATAGCCGCTGAAATACATCACTTGTGCTTGGCGTTTGGTGTCTGCCGTGGTGTCTAATTCTTCTTTCATTTTTCTCCTAGAAATGATTTGCATTTTGTGTATACGTGTGTATAATCAGCTACGATTAAGACGATAAGGAGGAAGCATGCGATCCAGCGACTTAATCAAGGAACTTAAAAATGCCGGTTGTAAGTTTGTTCGGCACGGTAAAGGCGACCACCAAATATGGGAATCGCCCATCACAGGAAAGACGTTTCCTGTTCCGCATCCCAAACAACACATTGCAATCGGCACATTAAGATCCATCAAAAAATCGGCAGGGCTGTTATAGCTCTGCCGAGCTAGCTTACAAGGAGCGACTATGTTATTGACTATCGGCATTGAAACCCCTACAAATGAAAACGAAGCCTACGGCATTGCTGTACCTGTGTTATTCACAGACAAATACGCCTGTATTAGTGCGGCAGATACATTGGAGGAAATTCCAACGCAAGCCACAGATGCCATTCATTCCATCTTAGAAATGATGTTTGAAGACGGCACAGACATCACCGCACTTCAAGACAAAGGCTACAAACACTACCAAAGCCTAGAAAATTTTAATTATTGCGATACTTGGCTCTTGCTTGATGTGGATATTTCCCCTTATCAAGGAAAACGCCAGCGCATTAACATCAGCTTGCCGGAATATCTCATCAAACGTATTGATAGCCGTGTTGCAAGCAATCCTATTTATAAAGATCGTAGTCACTTTTTAGCGATCGCCTCACAAAAAGAACTCCATCTTTAAAAGCCCCACCCTTGACAATCCCCATTGTTAAGGGTAGGATTCGTCTCAAGGTCTCAAAAGCCTTATGTTCAACGGTCATTCACCCCGTCAGCGTGATTTTTTTGTATCCGCAAAAAAGTGCGGTCAAAAAACAACAATTTTTTCAATGGTCGGCAGTGCGAAGAATAAAACACCCGCAAGGGAAATAATTCCGCCTGATTGAACACAGGTTTTGAGCTGCCGACCGCCCGATTATCGGGATTTCTCTCAAAAGGAAATGTTCAAATGTCAAATTTAACTATTCTCAACACCTCAATTCGAGTCCTTAATGATCTTTACTCTTTAAATGATCTTCACGCCATCAGCGGGAATAATCCCAAACATCGCCCAAATCAATTTATTCGTCTTGAAACCACCAAAGATCTCATTAATGAAATTGAGACTGAAAATTTAAATGCGCAGATCTGCGCAATTAAAACTTTACGTGGTACAACAGGTGGCTCATACGCCTGTAAAGAACTCGTTATCGCCTACGCTGCGTGGATTAGCCCGGCATTCCATCTTGTTGTATTGCGAGCATTCCTAAATCAAATTGAACCACAACAACCAGCTTTTCCATCCCTCGAATTGACTTACTCACAATCCTTTTCCCAAACAGACATCAATCACCTTGTTTGGCTGCTGTTCTCTCATGAGAAAATGCGTTTCCTGCTAGAAAATCTCTACAAGCCACTGGCATTGTTAGATTCACCATTTGCACCGAAAGTGTACGGCTGTGTTACCGAATACAAACGGATTTATAAAACCGCTAAACCGCTGATTAAAAAATTGTTAGATAGCCTCCAAAGGGACAATCCGGAACAATGGCGACATCTCACCCGCTATCTGAACAACGAAATCTAACTCAAATTTAACCGCTCTTTTGCCATCGCACTGGAGCGGTTTTTTCTTGCCTGCCATAGTAGAAAGGATAAGTTCGGGCGTTAATCAGGGCGTTTTGTGAAACCAAAAGCAACAATGGCAAGCACTCGCACGGGTGTGAAAAGTCTTTCAGAATGGGCGCAACATCAACCTTTGAAAGGATAACCCATGCCGAAAAAATCAAAATGGTTTGTTGTTGCAACAGAAGGTGCAACCACAGACGGTCGTGAAATTCAGCGTAAGTGGATTGAGGAAATGGCAGAAAGCTATGATCCAAAAAATACTTACGGTGCACGCATTAATTTAGATCACATCAAATTCACCCTATTTTTTGAAGATATGCCAAATGCTCACTGTTTTGGTGATGTGATTGCACTGAAAACCCAACAACGTGAAGACGGCAAATTGCAATTATTAGCTGAAATTGTCCCAACGGAAAGTTTGATTAAGCTCAATCAGGCAGGGCAAAAAGTTTATACCTCCGTGGAAATCGACACCAATTTCGCCGATACCGGAAAAGCCTATTTAGTCGGATTAGCGGTGACAGACAATCCGGCAAGCCTTGGCACGGAAATGCTTTCCTTTTCCCACAACGGATTAAGTTCACGCAAATTAAAAGCGGAAAACCTGTTTACCGCTGCTATTGAAACCAAATTGGAATTTATGGAAGAAGCGGAAAAATCCCCCTCTATTCTTGAAAAAATCAAAGGATTATTCGCCAAAAAAGAAAAATCCGATGATGAACGTTTTGCCGTGCATGAGCAATCCATTGAATTGTTAGCTGAACAAACCAAAGAAACACAGGAAAAACTGACCGCACTTTCTGAACAGCTAGCACAACGCGAAAGCGAATTGGCAGAAATGAAAATGGAAAACAAAAAAATTCTTGCGCAGTTTGCAGAATTAGAAAAAGAGCCTGAACAAAATTACACACCTCGCCCCGTTGTGGCAGGTGAAAGTGCAACCGAAAAAGGGTTCATTTTCTAATTTAAAAAACACCGAAACAAACAGACTTTACAGAATACTTAACACACAGGATTTTCAATATGAAAAAACTCACTCAAGAAAAATTTAATGCGTACATTGCATCGGTCGCGGCAGCAAACAACCAAAGCGAAAATTTTGTTGCGGCTGGCGGTCAATTCACTGTTGAGCCTACCGTTCAGCAAACTTTAGAAAATGCCGTTTTAGAAAGTTCCGAGTTTTTAAAACGCATTAACGTTGTGCCGGTTACTGAAATGAAAGGTCAAGCATTACGCTTAGGCGTATTAGGCACAATCGCAAGCCGTACCGATACCAACGCCAAAGACCGTGAAACAACGGACATTCACAGCTTACAAGATAATCCTTATTCTTGTGAAAAAACCAACTTCGACACACATTTAAATTATGCAACCTTAGATGCTTGGGCAAAATTCCCTGATTTCGCATCACGCATTGGCAATTTAAAAGCTGAACGCATTGCGCTTGACCGTATTATGATTGGTTGGAATGGTGCAAGCGTGGCGACAACCACCGACCGCACCGCTAACCCATTATTACAAGATGTCAATAAAGGTTGGTTAGTGCAAATCGAAGAAAAAGCCAAAGCGCGCGTGATGACTGAAGAACAAAAAGGCTCTGGCAAAATTGAAGTTGGTGCGGGAAAAACATACAAAAACCTTGATGCCCTTGTATTCGCATTAAAAGAAGATTTCATTCCTGACCAATACCGCAATGATTCAAAACTCGTAGCGATTCTTGGCAGTGACTTATTGGCGGATAAATATTTCCCGCTTATCAACCAAGAAAAACCGACCGAAATTTTAGCCGGTGACACCGTTATCAGCCAAAAACGAGTCGGTGGCTTGCAAGCAGTTTCCGTGCCATTCTTCCCAAAAGGCACAGTGTTGGTGACCTCGCTCGACAACTTATCAATCTACACCCAAGAGGGTGCAGTTCGCCGCAATATCATCGACAATCCGAAACGCGACCGCGTAGAAGACTACATGTCATCTAACGAGGCATACGTGGTTGAAAACTACGATGCCGTAGCGGTGGCTAAAAACATCACCATCATTGAAGCACCGGCAGGCGCAACGGAATAAGCCAATGCGCCCGACTAAACGTCATTTCATGGAAGTTTCTGCCGCACAAGCTCACGCGGCAGAACATGAAGATCTAAGCGATTTCACAGAATACGAAAAAATGCTCCGTATTCTTGCGCGTCACAAAAAGGATTTGAAACAAATTCAATCTACGGTGCGCAAAGCAGAGTTTAAAAAACGTATTTTGCCGGATTATCTACCTTGGATTGAGGGCGCGTTATCTGCCGGCACAGGCAAACAAGATAACGTGTTGATGACGTGGTGCGTGTGGGCGATTGACTGTGGCGAATATCACCTAGCTTTAACCATTTCCGAATATGCCGTTTTTCACGATTTAACCCTGCCGGAACCGTTCAACAGAACCCTTGGCACGCTTGTGGCAGAAGAATTTGCCGACCAAGCCAAAGCGGCACAAGCGGCAAATCAACCTTTTGAAGTGGCTTATTTGGAACAGGCCAATCGCATCACCACCGATTGCGATATGCCGGACGAAAGCCGTGCAAGGTTATTACGTGAATTAGGCTTGCTCACTGCAGTAAAAAATCCCGAACAAGCCTTGCAATACCTTGAATCTGCCCTCGGTTTAGATCAGAAAATCGGCGTAAAAGGTGAAATTAAAAAACTCCGGAAACAATTAAACAAAACCGAAGAATAACGGTTTTGATACAGAGCAAACCACGCAGCCGCGGGGCGGATTCAAAGTGCGGTCAAATTTTCTTAAATTTACACCGCACTTGATGAATCCCCACCCCGCTTTTTTTATAGGTAAACACAATGTCAGACGGTGCAATCTCCATCAAACTGGCTCCCAATTATGAAATGGGTGCAGTGCAGAAACAGGTCGAAATCTACCCAACCACCGATGATTTAATCAGCAATGAACCCTTTTTCCCTGATTTGTCGATTTCACAATGCCGCAATCAAATGCGGATTGACGGCACGGTGACTGAATATCGCCTAAAAGAGGCGTTGATTGAAGCGATGGCTTCAGTCAATGATGAACTTGCCGCCTTCCAACAAGACAATGCTGAATATGGCAGTTTGCAAAAGATCCCCGCCCCCATCATCAACGGTGAAAGCATCTTGGTGCAACGCTATCAACGGGCGGTGATTTGCCTTGCCGTTGCCAATTTATACGAACGCTACGCAAGTTATGACAGTACCCATGACGGTGAAAAGAAAATGGAACAGCTCAAAGACATCATCGACCAACTCCGCCGTGATGCCCGATTTGCTATTAGCGATATGTTGAAACGCCGAAGAATTGATGTGGAGCTGATCTAATGAAAGTTCGCGCACAACAAAACGACAATCTCGATGCTATCGTTTATCGCCATTTAGGCAAAAGCCAAGGCTATTTAGAAATAGCCTGCGAACTCAACCCGCATTTGATGAATTTGCCGATTATCCCTATCGGAACAGAAGTGAATTTGCCCGACCCTGACACCGAAAAAATCAGCGTTGCACAAGATACATTGCAGCTATGGAGCTAACAAAATGAAAGATATTCAAAGTAATGCGCCTTATGTATCAGGTGGTTTTACCGCATTTATGGGAGTGATCAGCAATATGTTCAGCAATGTTACGCTTGCCGATGTAGGCGTTATCGTTGGGATTATCGTCACCATCGCAACGTGGGTGGTGAATTGGTATTACAAGAAAAAAGATTTTGAATTAAGAAAATTAGAAGTAGAAGGAAAAATCAATGATCAGAAAAACCGCTAAATGGGCGTGCGGTATCACCGCCATTGTCGGTTTAACCATTGCTTTACACGGCAATGAGATCCACACCTCTGAAAAAGGGTTGCGACTAATTGGCAATGCGGAAGGTTGCCAACGAAAACCCTATCACTGCCCTTCGGATGTTTTAACCTTTGGCATTGGCACAACAGAAGCCGTAGAAAAAATCATCCCAAATAAAATTTATACCAATGAAGAAATCGCCAGCGCTTTTGCAAAAGGCGTTAAGCAAGCAGAAAAATGTGTCAATACCTACGCCAACGGACAAGCCATGCCACAGGGTGCCTTTGATGCACTGACCTCTCTCACCTTCAATGTTGGGTGCGGAAAGCTCAAAAACAGCACGCTGTTTAAAATGGCAAGAAAAGGTTACTCCAAAGCTATGTGCGGTCAATTTGAACGTTGGATTTATGCCAACGGAAAACCGCTCAAAGGCTTAATTGACCGCAGACAACAGGAGAAAGCACGATGTTTAACTTCTTAAGTTCAAGAGAAAAATGGCTGTTATTGGTGGGACCACTACTGCTCTTGCTGCTCATCTTGTTTCAAGGTTGGCAAGCCAACCACTGGCACGCCGAAATGGTAAAAGAAGAACAGCTTAAAGCCAAATGGCAGGCTTCCTACATGGCATTAAATGAGCATGTGCAACAATTTGCCGAACAGCAAAAGCAATTGACCCAAGCCGTCAATGAATTAAAGCATCAACAAACACAGCAAACACAGGATTTAAAAAATGCACTTAAACAGCATCAAACTTGGGCTGACAGCCGCATTCCTGACAGCGTGCGTGGCGTGCTCAACCGCCCCACAAATCATTAAACAACCGATACTCTGCCCACAAACAGCAGAGTGCGGTCAATTTTCGCCCCAAATTCACACCAATGGCGAACTGGCAGAAGCCTATCAACAGACACAGCACCGTTTAAATTTATGCGTGGTTGAAAATCACAGCCTGAAAAAATGTATTGATGATTTTAATCAAAAGGAAAAAACCAATGACTGATCAATTTGACCGTGCGCAACAATTAGAAGAAATACACCGTGAAATCGCCCTGAAAAAACACCGCACTTTTAAGGCTGTCAGCCGCCTTTACTGTGAAGATTGCGATTCGCCCATTCCAGAAAAACGTCGTCAAACTATTCAAGGTGTCACCCGTTGCGTGATATGCCAAGAACAGGAAGAAAAACGCCAACGGAATTTTAGAAAATGAGAAAAACAACACTATTTCTAGCAATGATTGTCGCATTGCCATGCCTTGCAGAAACATACACCGTTAAATTTTCCAATGGCGTTTTTGGGAAATACTCTAATTATGCCGATGCTCGCATTGTTGAAGTCTGCATTCATAATATCGGTTATTTAATGACCGATAACGGCCATCTTATCGTTGCGGTCGATAAACATAACCAACCGCTTATCTGTGGAGATAAAAATGAAAAAGCCCAACCAACTGCGCAAAATCCTTGAGCAAAGTTTGCCGGATTTCGTCAATAACCCCGACCGTTTACAGCTTTACACGGACGGCGGGCAAATTATCGCCACAGGTAGCCACTCATTCAGTTTTGAATATCGCTACACGCTCAACATCATTGTGACTGATTATGCCGGTGACATTGCCGCCTTGGTTGTGCCGCTGATTGCTTATCTTCGCACCAATCAACCGGAAATATTTGAAAATCCCCAGTTGCGTGAAAATGCCTTCAAGTTTCAGGTGGATTACAACAATAATGATACGGCAGACATCAGCTTTGAAATCAAACTCACCGAACGTGTCGTATCGAAAAAAGACGGCGACAGTGTGCAACTGAATTATGCAAAAGAACCGGTACTTGAGGATCCACGTTTGGTAAAAGTGTACTTGCAGACTTGGGATAATTTGATTTTTGAGGGTAAAGTTTGATGGAAGACAACATTCAACAAGTCAAACTCGCTTTTGCCGAACTGTTGAAAAATATTAGTAAACCACGCCGGCGTTTACTCTATCAACAAATTGGTCGGGAGCTCGCTCGAAATCAAAGAAGACGAATTAAAGCGCAACAAAATCCCGATGGTTCAAATTATGATCCTAGAAAACCCCGAAAACAATTTGGTAAGAAAAAAGGGCGAATTAAACGTCAATTAATGTTTAGAAAGCTTGCTATGCCCGCACATATGAAATTACGTCATGGACAAGATGAAATTTCGTTAGGTTTTTATGGTGGTGATGCCGTGATCGCTTCTGTTCATCAATACGGATTACATAGTAGCCCATCTGAAAATAAGGAGTTCAAAGTGAAATACGCCCAGCGTGAATTGCTGGGCTTTACTAAAGAAGATGTGGAAATGATTGAAAGATTTGTTATTAAAGCAATATCGGAAATCAATGTTTAACTACGGGAAAACAACCCCAAAACACCACGAATAATCGCAACAAGTGGCGTGACAAAAATGGCACTGATTAAACCGGCTCCAACAAATGACACAAAACAAATGGTAAACCAACTAATATGTGGTAACGCACTATAAGTTTGATAAACCAAAGTCGGGAAAACAATAAACATCCCGATGAATAAAATCCAATCTATTGAACGTTCCATCATAAGCCCCCTGTTTTTTTACTTTCTAGGTGAATAATATGAGTAAAGATTTAAAAATTCAAGTGTTATTATCCGCAATGGATAAATTAAGTGCACCATTTAAAAATGCTCAAAAAGCCACGCAACAATTATCAAGCGTGCTAAATGAAAATAAGACAAAGTTAAGAACACTGTCGAAAGAATATAATAAAAATGAATCACAAATAAAAAAATATCGTGACACATTAAATCCATTAAAATCAAAATTAACCGAAAATACGCAAGCACTAAAAAACTCTTATGCGGAAATTCGCCGTATGAAATCCGCATTGAAAAAAATGTCTAGTCCAACAGCAGAATTTACTAAAAAATTAGATGAAGCGAAAAAAAGCAAAGAAAAACTAAAAAAAGAACAAACGGAAACTATTGCCAAATTAAAAGAAGCACGCAATCAATTTCAACGAAATGGCGTTAGCGCAAGCCAGCTGGGGCAACGGCAAAGAGAGTTGCAAGCTAAAATGAAAGGTGCAAATAAAGAAATTGATCAACAGCGTGCAAAATTAGACAAATTAAATGAAAAAGCACGCCGCCAAAATACCTATCGACAACGTGTAGATAGTCTGCGAACCAAGGCGGAACAATATGCGAATATTGGTGGTCGGGCAATGGCAACCCACACCATGATGAAAGATAAGATTGCACAGCCGGTTAGTGCATTTGCGCAAGCCGAAGTTGCAGCAACCAATCTGAAAGTAGCCATGATGGATAAAGACGGTAAAGTGCCGGAAACTTTTGAGAAAGTAAATAAGCTCGCTATGCAACTCGGGGATAAATTGCCGGGAACGACTGCCGATTTCCAAGATTTAATGACAATGCTCGTTCGCCAAGGGATGAGTGTTGAAACCATCTTAGGCGGAACTGGCGAGGCGGCGGCTTATCTTTCCGTGCAATTAGAGATGCCACCAAAACAAGCAGCAGAGTTTGCCGCCAAAATGCAAGATGCCACTCGCACCACCGAAAAAGATATGATGGACTTAATGGATGTTATCCAAAAAGGATTTTATGCCGGTGTTGATCCTACAAATATGCTAGGCGCTTTCAAAAATCTTGGCTCAGCGATGGATTTAATCAAAGTTAAAGGCTTAGAAGGCGCAAAAGCCTTTGCTCCATTTGTTGCGATGTTTGACCAAGCCGGTATGGACGGTTCATCTCAAGGAAATGCAATGCGAAAAGTGCTAAAAAAAGGCATGGATACAGCAAAGATACAAAAAGCACTTAAAGATTTAAAAGGGGACAAATTACTTCCCAAAAATTTCAATCTTGATTTTACTAATGGTAAAGGTGAGTTTGGGGGATTTGATAATTTATTCAAGCAACTCGACAAATTAAAGACTTTAACCACTGAAGCAAGGGAAGCCGTGATTAAAGAAATCTTCGGTAATGATGCAGAAGTAAACATGGTACTTTCTACCCTTATTGAAAAAGGAAAAGCCGGTTATGAAGAATTTGCCGAAAAAATGGAAAAACAAGCCGCTTTGCGTAAACGTGTTGATGAACAGTTAAAAACGCTGACAAATATTTGGGAAGCAACAACCGGTACATTCACCAACTTACTTGCTGAGATCGGTGCAACAATTGCACCACAGTTAAAACAACTATCAGAAGAATTGGGGGAAATCGCCGAAAAAATCAAAAGTTGGGTAAAAGCGAATCCGGAACTTACCGGCACATTAATGAAAATTGCCGCTGTTCTAACCGCAGTGATTGGTATCACCGGTGCATTGGCTTCCGCATTTAGCTTTTTATTATTCCCGATTGGACGATCCGCATTATTTATCGGTTCATTAGCAAAAACAATGATTACAGCGATCCCGAGTATTTTAGCTTTTAGTACCGCTTTGCTCACGAATCCTTTGACTTGGATTGTTGTTGGGATTGTAGCGGTTATTGCGGCAATTGTTCTATTAATGAAAAACTTTGATACCGTTGTCAAATATTTAAAAATCAGTTGGGATTGGGTTTGTGATATGTTCAATACCGGCTGGGAAAATATAAAAGTGTTTTTTAATTCAGGCATTGGCAATATTACTGCAACTATTTTGAACTGGTCGCCTTTGGGTTTATTTTACAAAGCTTTTGCTGCCGTGTTATCGTGGTTTGGTGTCGATTTACCCAAAGATTTTTCAGGCTTTGGAAAACTCGTTATGGATAAACTCGGTGAGGGATTTATGAAAGCCTTTGAAACCGTCCGAAATACGATCAGCAAAACCGTAGATTGGATTAAAGAAAAACTTGGTTTTGGTGAAGATACGGAGAAAAAACTTGCCGAAACCAAACAAAATGTCGCCAATGCCACCGCAAATGCAATGAATGGTGCGGGTAACTACTATATGCAAGGCTTAGGCTATGATGTTGTGAATAACAATAAATGGTCGGGCGGCTATGCCGGCAACGGTGGCAAATATGAACCTAAAGGCATTTTCCACGGCGGCGAATATATAATGACAAAAGAAGCCACGTCACGCCTTGGCATTCATACATTAAACGCCCTCAATTATGGCAAACAAGCCTTAATTGCAGGTGGGTTGGGTGTCAGTGTCGCCACAGCTGCACCGGTGCAAGTGGATCATCGACCGCCCATTTCCGCACGCCCTATTGCAACACAGGTTACACAACCAATGAATGTGCAAATCACGATCAATGCCGCTCCGGGCATGAATGAAAAAGATATTGGGCGCATTGTTGAACAAAAATTTAGACAAATCCAAAACCAACAACAAGCACGTTCACGGAGTATTTTGCGTGATCGGGTTTAACCAAAGGGCGAAAGCCCTTTTTTTGTTTGATTAAAAAAATAACTCGCGTTATAGTAGGGGCATTATCCATAGGAGTGTGAAAAATGTTTAAAGAAAAAGGCTATGATGAATTTCTAGCGGCAAGTATTAAACGTGGTGAAGAAGATGTTGCGGCAGGGCGTGTCTTTACTTTAGAACAAACCAAAGCACATCTACAAAAAACGATCGAACAAAAAGCACGGGAGCTTGAAGCAGCCGAACGTGAAATGTTGATTTATGGCTAATATCATTTTTACCCAAGAAGCCGACCGCAACTTAAATGAGATTGTTGCCAACGTTATTGAATATACGGGTTATGAGGTCAGCGGAATTAAATTAGCCAATGATATTTTGGCTAAAATTGATGTTATCGCCTATATGCCTACCGCTGCAGGTAGAATTATTCAAGATAACCGCCGTGAGGCGTTCTGTCGTGGCTATCGCATCGTTTATGATATTGTCGGAAATGAGGTCTATATTCAAACCATTATCCACTCCCGCCGATTATATCCTCGTCCATAATTCTTTTTGAGTTATCTATGAAAGCAAGTCTGATGACTTGCTTTTTTGTTGCACCAAAATTCACACTTCCCCACCCTCGCATTTATCACCTATCTCGCCAACAATAACGCTATTTATTACAACCGAAAAAGCGTTATGTCCGCCGAATTTAACCGCCGATTAGATAACCTTATTCGTTTTGGCACCATTGCCGAGGTAGATTATGCCACAGCCCGTGTGCGGGTAAAGAGCGGTCAAATTCTGACGGATTTTTTACCTTTTATTACGCTCCGTGCCGGTACAACAAAAACATGGTCACCGCCTACTGTGAACGAACAATGTGTGATTTTAGCGGCAAGCGGTGAATTTACCACGGCTTGCGTATTGGTTGGGCTTTATACGCAAAATAGCCCAACCCACTCCCCCGATTTACACGTGATCCAATTTGCTGACGGTGCAACCATTGAATACAACCAAGCAAGCGGACGATTAAACGTTGTCGGGATTAAATCCGCCTTTATCAATGCCGGTGAGCAAATAGATATTTTTTGCCCGACAGTGAATATCAAAGGCAATGTAAAAATTGACGGAAAAGTCACAAGCACGGGCGACATGGTCGCAGGTGGAATAAGTCAAATCAGCCACAAACACGGTGGCGTGCAAGGTGGACCAAGTAAAACAGGAATCCCCGAATAATGAATCGATATACCGGCGAAAAACTGACAGACGAGGGGCAACATATCAAACAATCCATTGCCGACATACTTCTCACTCCCATTGGCTCACGCATT